GCAATCATTCTTTCAACACCAGAGACCGTGCAAAGGCTACCAATCACAGGGGCAGAAACCATGGATGCACACACAACCAGGCTTTGGGTGATTCTAAAAACCTCTCCACCCACATCTAATTCAGAAGCGGTGGCAAGGTCTGTGACACTTGCAGAAACAGCATTTGAGCCAAGACCTGTGACAGACTGCCACAAGTCTGTTATCATGTAGTTCAAGTCTGTTCCGAAATAGGAAGTAGGAATAGAGCCACCCACACCCTATCTAATCTGTCAATCCATTGACACAAGCCCCTCAAATTCAAACACATTCTGAACCTTGTGTTCATTCTTTTCGCCAAACAATCTGCTTGTTTTCCCTCTTCTAACAGCAGAGGCAAGGATGATTGGGGATGAATTAACAGCCCAAAATTCTTCAGCATCCCTAATCGCCTTGGCCATGTCTGTAATGGTTGGTGCTGTGTAGGTTCTCAACCCATCAATCTTAATCTCTGGTGGGCATAGGATAACCATATTGTCTTTGCCAAGCTCCTTTACTGCATCTTGGATAATGGCAACAGGGTTCCTTTTATATGATTGGCTTATGCCAAATGGAGCAATTAGATTGTATCCTTTCTCAAGCCCACTTGCTGGCTCGCTTCCAAGCCTATCTAACACAATGTTTGTTTTGTCTGCATCCTTGATTGAATGGTGATAATACACAAAATCATGCCAGGTTTTTTTGCTCTTAATAAACTCATCATATCTGTTTGGCCAAATTTCTAGGTCAATCACAAGCCCCTGCCTGTGGCCAGCCTTCACATATGAAACCATTTCAAAAACACCATGGTATTGGGCAAAGCAATCAAAGAACACTTCATGCCCTTGGTCTGCCAGGTATTTACAGGCTGGGAGGCATCGAAGCACATCCCCAAGCCTTTGGCTGTATTTAATGGTTCTAGCTTGCATCATCAACAACGCTTCTATCTTGAATGTGGGAAAAGTATCTATTGAGCCTAACAGGGCCGCTGGTTTGTTGTAGTTCCTCCCATGCCTTCAAAAGGCCAGCATATCCATAGAAATCCTCTTTGAAGGCCACGGTTTGTGGCGTGCAATAGGCGTAATGCTCAAATATAAGCCCCATATCTTCAGTAACCCCCCTGGGTATTCTGATTGGCTGATGATTCAAAATGGGTGGCTCATGGCTGGTGAAGTGGATTCCCTGCCCCCATTTCCATGCTCTATACCATTCATAGGGATAGCACCCAAGCCCCCTCCTGGTGACAACAACCTTTTTCCCAATGTGATAGTTGCAGAAGAATTGAGCCGCCACCCCAGGGGTTCTGTCTTTTAGCAATTCATAAACTGCTGTCATTTGTTCTGGAGTCCAAAATTCATCAGCGTCTTGCTCCATCACAACCCCACAATCAACCCCCTCTAATGCCTTGTTTACCATCTCAATTTTCCCATTGAATGGCTTGTTTTGGTAATAGACCTTAACCCTATCGTTATTTAGATTTTTTAGATATTCATGGGTTCCATCTATTGAAACAAAATTCTTGTGCCACTTGTCTGGAACTTGCTTGCACCACCTGGTGCAGTTGGTGGGATTGCTTACACCCTCCACAATCCTCCATTGCCATGGAATCTGAAGCTTGCTGAATATCTCCAGCTTCTTGGAAATATAAGGCTCCCCATTTAGAACAATCGTGAAGATGGTTAGCATAATTGATAAGCCTCGTTGTATTGCCCTGCTGAAGTCTTTTTATATCCAAGCTCATTAAGTTTTTTTAATGCTAAATTGTAATTTTCTCCTCTGCAAAAAACCCCGTCTGTGTGGAGTATTTCAAACTCAATTCTATTAACTCTTGTCTGGTTAAAATCTATTTCATTTATGATTTTGCAGTCATGCCCCTCTGTATCAATATAAAGCCTGTCGCAAACAAGTATTTTATTTTCCTTGAAAAAGTTGTTTATGGAAATAGTCTTAACTTTTATTTTAGAGAATCTTGAATGGCCGTGAGATAAAAGATGCTGTTCTATTGTTGATGCGTGGCCGCTCATTTGATTGCTCTCTGGAATATACAGAAACTCAAGATTCTCGCTTAATGGCATTACTGCAATTTGATAAAACTTCGCATTTGTAAAATTTGAATAGGATTGTCTGCATTCTTCAAGGGCTATTGGGTTTGGCTCTACAAGATGTATTGAGGAAATTTTATCATTATTTTCTCTGCAAAATGCAAGGCAATCATCAATGCCGTTGTTTGCCCCGATATTAACTATGGTCATTTTGCAAATATGGCACAGCCATTCCTCCAGCCCTTGTTTTCCCAAATCAATTCATGCCCAGATATTTTTAGCCATTCATAATTGCCATGGTTCTTGATGTCGTTGGTATCATCAAGGGCAATGATTCCATGCCTTCTAACAAGAGGAAGCCATTGCATAAAGTCTGCCCATCCAGAAAAAGCCCCACCATCAAGAAGCAAAAAGTCTATGTTAAACACAGGAATTGCAGGCTCCCATTTATAGCTTGAGGCTACGCTTAAATCCTCCTTTAGCCATCCAAGAACCATCTCAAGGGGATAGGCATTCAGATTGGTTGGTGTTGTGTTGTAGAAATTGGCAATCTCTTTTTCATTCATCCAAAGTTCTGGGTTTGAGGATAGGCAATGCATTGGGGTTCCTCCTGGCCTCATGGAAAGATTCATCCCATGCCTACCCACTCTATCTGTGTGAACCTCAAAGCTCCACAGCTTTTCAGTCTTGATGCATTGGGTTGAGCCATCCCCTGTTCCTCCACCAATTTCAACACCAAAATCAAGCCCTGTGCTGTATTTGGCAATGGCCTGGCCGAAACAATCTTCTATGCTTATTTCTCTCATTTTTTACTTCCAAGAATTGGCTTTTCTTTTTTCATAGATGGCTTTTCCCTTTTCATAGAACTCTGGCTTGTTGTGGTTCACTAACTGCTTATCTGCTTCCTTTTGGGTGTAAATAGGATTCTCATGCATAAACTTCAAATCCCTGGCCTCAATAACAACCCCGTCGGCATAGGCTCTGTCCGTGAACTCATTATCGGAATACAGCCCATCGGATTCCTGGTAATCTGGGTGGAATAGCCACCCACCCTGCTTCTCAAGCCTCTTTTTGTTCAGAATGGCCATACAAAGGAGTTTGTCTGTTCTGTAGCCATCTGATACTGCCAGGACGGCATCCCCTGTTTTAGAGCCAATTAAAGAGCAAATAGAGGCATCCCAATGCCTTGGCGGGCTCCAATCGTCCGACATTTGAACAATAATGTCTGCCTTGGCTAGTTTTGCCCCCTGGTTCCAGGCATTGATAATGCCACCAGGATTGCACCTAATGGCCTGGTGGGGGGTGTAGTCTATGGGGTCATCATGGTCTACCATGAACAGCCACTCAATCTCTAGGGGCTTTTGAGCCAGGGAAAGCCATTGAAACCTTCTTTGCCAGGCAACCTGTGGCCTTCCCCTGGTGGCATGAACCATGGTGATTCTGGGGGCTGGCTTCATCTTTTTCATCTTTTCAGCCTCATCCTTCTTTCCCACACAAACAGAAGCAGTTTCATACATATCCATGGCTTGCCAGTTGTATATGGCCTCCACTTGGTTCCAGTAGTGAGAGGATGGCCTTGGTAGGGACATGGCCGCCCTGGCAGAACCCCAGGCTTTAGCCCATTGCCCCCTGCCAGCATATTCAAGGGCTGTCCAGTAGTGGGCTTCCCTTCTGTCTGGCTGAAGGGTGATGGCCTGGCCAAGGTATTTTAGCCTCTCCTCTGGCTTGGCACATCTTCCCATATTGCAAAGCACATCGTATCGAAGGGTGTCCTCCAGGTCAGAGAACATCAACGCCATTGCCCCAAACTCAAGGCACTTCTCCCAATTCATGGAAAGGAAGTATTCCTGCTGGGTGTAGTAAAGGCTGTTGGCCGCAGGAACCAGGGTGTCTTTTAGGATGGCAAAGTTTCTGTCTGCTGAAGTCTTTTTATAGCCATGGGGCTTGTGAACCCTAACTACCTTATCAATGCCAAACAGCTTGTCTGGTTCATGGGCTACAAGCATTTCATGAACCCTGTTCTTCCAAGAACATTTGCCCTTCCTTGAGGCCATTTCTCGGAGGGGAATCAATCCAGCATTTTGAACATCGTATCTAAAAGCAATTAAATCTGCCCCTCTCTTGTTGGCCTCGTCAATGGCATCATCAACCAAAGCCTCTGCCCCTGGTTGCATCACATCATCAGCATCAACCCAAATAGCCCATTCATTCTTGCAAGCATTAAGGGCTGTGTTCCTAGCCCCAGCAAAGTCATCTATATGAGGCCAATCAGCTTTTTGATTTTTATAGTGAACAATTCTAGCCCCGTGAGCCAATGCAATTTCTTCTGTTTTGTCTGGCTCAAGGTTCCCCCTAGCAATGCAAACAACAAGCTCCTCTGCCATGGGCTTAAAGGATTCAAGGCATCTTTCAATGTAGGCTTCTTCATTGCCAGCTATTAGGTAAAGGCTGATAGGATTTCTCATTGAGGATTTCTTATTAAGGATTTCTATTTGCTATATGTCAATGCTTCCTGGGCATCTTGAGCCGCCCCCATATCTGAATAACTTGGAAGCTCATTTTTCTCTACTGGCTTTGAGCATCCAGAGAGAATGATTGCCAGGGCAAGCAATTTCATTTTGTTGGTATAAAAAGTGAGGGCTGGAAGGTTTCCCCTCCAGCCCCCACCAGGAACACACAAGCAACTAATCTTTAGGCAAAGCTGGTGGTGATACGCACACCGGCATTCGCATCAATAACCTTCTCCGAGGTGTTCATACGAACACGGAGAACATTGCTACGACGGGCTTCATCACGATAGCTTTCAGAGACAAAGCCACCAGGGGCATCAGCCGACCACACCAGGGTACGACCAACTCCACCAGCAGTGAATTGTCCACTCTGCACATTGGCAACCACAATCTGGCTATTGGGAACAATGAAGCCACCAGAGTAGCTCTTATTCTTGTTAGCAGAGTTGATGGCGGCACGGCCCACGAGAACACGCTCCACCGCAAGGGCGGCGGCAATCTCGGCCTCACTCAAGAGACGGCCCTTGGTGTCAGAAACAACACCGAAGAACTGGTTCTGGAGTTTGGTGGTGCGGCGGATACGCTCAAACACAGGGGCAGACATGATGACGGTGTTCGCCTCATAGCCAAGCTTGTTCAGCTCGGTGCGAGCGGCGGCCACATCACCAGCCACATCAATGTTGGCCAGGTTCGCATTGGTGTATGCGGAGATGGCAGACTGATCGGAGGTGGTGAAAGGCGTGTTGGTGGCAAACAGAATGTCACTCACACGCTTCTCATGTCCAAGCTTAATCTGCCGGAGCAAGAAGCGGGCAGACGATGCTTCTAGATCAAAAAACCTGTCAGCATCAGCGCGGAAACTATCATCAATTAGCTCTTCGAGGCCGAATTCGATCGTGTCGTAGGTATCAGTTCCAAAGGAACGGATAGCACGCGCGTAGTCAGAGCCAGCCGCACGAGGCTTGGAGTCATTGTTGAGGAGATCAGCCTGGGCAAGCTGAACCTTGAGGTATTGGCCGCTCTTGGCAGAGACAGGCAACAGAGGGAAAACCTCTGCACCGATCAAGCCAGTATCAGCGTTGGGGGCTTCAATCAACGCTTGGTTGATGTCTGCCCGGATGGTGGTTCCACCAGAAATAAAGCTCATTGTTTTATTCTTTCTTTGTTAGGGGTTAGACCAGGGGAACAGCCACTTCGATCACAGCAGAAGTCGCGGTGGCGGCTTCCAGAGCAATCCCGGCAGTCACAAGGTTCGCGGCCAGGGTCGTCACCTGTCCAAGCGAATCAAACTTCAGCACATCACCAACGGCACAGGTGCCGGAGACGGTTGCGAAGAAAGTGTTGTGAAACAGCTTCACGGCCACATTGCCGCCAGCCGCCACATCTTCAATGGTTGAACCAATGGCCTTGGTCGCACCAGTCACAGCCACATCAACTCCGCCGGCAGTCACCGTGGAGGGCTGGACAAAGCGATAGGCCGAGATCGCGGACGAACTGGAGAACGTCCGGAATCCATTATCAATATTCGTGCTCATTCTATTTTATCCTTTTGTTAGATGTTCTTGATGCCACGGCCAAGAGCCTCGGCATACTCATTGGGGTTTGAAAGCATGACGGCCTTCATAGCCTTCAGCTTCGAAGTCTTGTATTCCGGGTGAGCAGACACAAGGGCTTCAAAGTTTTTCGGCTCCTCTTTCTTCTCAGCAGGAGCCTCAACAGCAGGGGAGGCAGGGATGGGCTTGATGCCAAACTGGGTGAGAACTTTCTTCACCACTTCAGCCATCTCAACGCCTTCATCCTCTTTTTCCTCATCCTCTTTTTCAATGACAATGGAAGGAGCAGATTCGGCTTTCACCTCTTCTTTTTTCTCCTCTTCCTTCACCATTTCTTCCTTGGGTTTCATCGCATCTTCCAATGCGGCGAGACGAACCTTAATTTCGTCCATGTCCTTTTTGTAGTCGTAACCTTCTTTGTTTTCCATTGTTTCTCCTTGTTTTGTCAAACCATCCCCTTCGACAACTGCTTCTGGCAGATCAACAGGAATAGCTTTTCCTCCGGCCATGTAGCCGAACTTTTGCATAAACTTCACAACTTCTTCAAACAATCCATTGGTTGCGGCCGGGCTGGAAACCAGGTCAGCAGAGGCAATGCTTTGGGGGCGAATGTAGTCCTTGCCTTCAATGGTTTCACTTTCATTCACAAAGGCAAGAGAGATGCCAAACTGGTCTGGGGCTTCATCAGCCATTTCCTTGATGAGGCCATAGTGGGGGCTGTTCTTCAAAAGCTTCAAATCAGCCACCAGCTTATCCCCTTCAATCCTTGCATTCCTGGCAAACCCAACGACAGCGTCCAGACCGGAGCCGTGGTTCATCTTCACCTTCACCCCATTGGGGGCTTGCTTCATGATTTCCATGGCCTTCTCCAGGCTCATCTTGTCCACAAAAAGGTCATGCCCCTTGGCTTCCCCAATCTCCAGAATGCTTACCCCACCAAAGTCGTTCTCTTCCATTTCACAATCCCCACATTCCATTTCCTCTTCATCCCTGTAAGTTTTGTAGGCAACAGCCGCCCTTTGGGATTCATCGGGAAAATCACTTATAGCTTGTTCATCTCCCATGAACCTGGACACAAATTCTTGTTCAGATTCGTCACCACGAGGCAAGGGTAGGGGCATAAAAGCCAACTTCATGTCAAGGCATTAAAGCCTAATAAACCCTACCCTCTTTTGCTTCATCTTCTTCTGTGTCTGATACCTCTAGTATTTTTGCTCCATATTTGTCTAGTTGCATCGCCATATATTTACCAAAAAATCCGTCAGAAGGGCCGTAATTTTTAATAGCCCTTCGATAGGCTGATTCTACAAGTTTAGTGATGGTATCATATTTAGAATCAATTAAAATTCTATCTCCATCTATTGATATTGATGTTTTCTCATCAATAAAGGTGGCAATAATTTTAATCATAATACTACCCTATTTTACTCCCCTTGTTTTAACCAGCAACCTTCCAGTTGCAATCCCAGATATTAAGTCAAACCATTCTGGGTCAACCTCTGCAAACTTGGCTGGGTTTTTGTGAAGTAATTCCATGCCCATGGAATAGACCTCTGTTGCTCTAATATATTTTGAGCTAACCCCAAGTGGGGTGTCATCATATTTTTTCCCAGTATAATAGGCTCGGTTTTTTGTGTCGAATTCTGGGTAAATTTCTGCATGAGCCGCCCCAAAAGCATCAGCGGAGCCTTTTTCCCATCTTCTGTAACCATACCCTGGCATTGTCTTTTGGAACTTCTCAATTTTTTCACCAGCAGTTCTTTTATCAAGAAACTCAATGCATAAATCTTTTGCTTCTACATTTCCATCTTCAATTTGATGCCCATATTCGTGGATATAGGTTTTAGTTTCTGTGTCTATTCTAACCCTTATGCCCCCACTAGTTGAGGGTATAGCAACTGAACCTCTTGTTCCATTAAAAAACTCCACTATTGTTGCTGTTGAGTCTGCTCTTTTTTCATTCCAATATGTAACTGGGCGCGATAGTGATTCTGAATGAATAGTTGGATTACATATCTCTCTTAAGTCTTTTTGTGCATTTTCCCTTGTTTCCTTAACATAAGAGATTGCGCTGTCTTTTAATGATTTTTTATCATCAGAAATTGCTTTTTGTTGGCTTGTTCTTAACTGCTGGTATGCTTTGTCTAATTCATCTTGTGAAAATCCATCTTGCCTTCCAATAGACAGCATATCTTTTCTTATTTCAGCAAAACCAATTTCTCTTATTTTTTGAGTAGCTATTTTAATTTTATTAGCTTCCCTTTCAGCACCCTCTTCTAACAAGTTAATTTTTTTGTATTCTTCTTCTAGGATTTTTTTTGTTTCAATATATTTCTTTGTGTCGTTTGATGCAAGATACCCTTCGGCGCTATCCCTCAACTCTCTTGTTTTTTTTCTAATTTCTGTTAATTTATTTTGTGATTCAACAATTTTATTTTTAGAATCGTCTATTTCTTTTTGCACACCTGCTGATTGTTTTATTACTGATTGCCTTAAAGAATCAAGTTGTTCTTTATTTTCTTTAATGGCATCACTCAAAGAAGCTTTTTCTTTGCTGTCGTAATCCTTTTTTGCATTTGGGAAAATTGATTTTTTAAGTGGTTTTTCCCCTTCTGGTTTTTTGTCTTTGGATGGTGGGGGAGGGGGTGGTGGTGGGGGTGGGGGTGGCGGTGTTGGTTTTGCTGTTTTCTTTGGAATCTTTCCGCCAGGTCTTTTGGGGGTATAGCCACCAACTTTCTTTGGGCGACCATAACCTTGGGCGCAAGTATTTTCATCATCAAAAGTTCCATCATCAACCATGCCACATGGATTGAGATCAAGTTCAACCTTGTTTTTTTGACTATCAGATTTTTCCTCTAGTAAGTCTCCATCTGCCTTTCGGTAGCTTTCCTTAACCTCTCCACCACCAGCCATCTTTAGAAACTTGCTTACCCTGGCCAATGCCCATGCATTCCTTGAGTTGGGCTTACCTCCCCCAATGGTTGGCCTAAAGCTTGTAGAATAGGCTCCAGCACCCCTTCTGAATACTTTCTTGAGGGTTCCAAGGCTGGGGGCTTTCCTGTTGGGGTATTTGTCTTTCCACTCCTTTAGCTTGTTCTTGATGGCCTCTTCAGCCCCTTCCCCAATCTCAATCTTTCCACCTGTGCTTTTTGTGGCCGCTGAACCAGGCTTATTCTCTTTGGAGCCTTTGATTCTCTCTGATGGAGGGGCTGGGGTCTGGGCTGTGGATTTCGGGCCTGGTCTGGCTAGTTCAGACAATTCCTTTTCCCTAGATTCCATCTGTCCAACAACTTTCCTTGCCCAGGCATAGCCAGCATCACCACCCCATCCATTCCAGGATTGCCAGCCCTTACCTTGCTCATCCCAGGTTTCACCCTTCTTATCGACTTCATGGCGGTCGAAGAAGGCTTTCATTCTGCGTACGGTGTCCGGTGACAGCTTCACACCATTCATCAAATCCCTAGCCCTGGCAATGCCCACAGGAGTCATTCCCTTTTGGCTGGCTGGTTTCTTTTCCCTTACATCCAAAGCCCTCTTGGCGGATTCCCTGGCTCCTTCTGGTGGTGTGAAATCGATCCCATCATACTTGCCCAACTCAATGCCACCCATCATTCCAGCTATCAGCATTTTCAAATCATGCTGGCTGAAGTTTTGAAGAATCTCTAAATTACTTTTTTTTTGAGATAACCCTGTCGGGGCTTGTGGGGTTTTGGGTTCAACTGGAACTGCTGAACCGCCTTGGCCTTCTTCTGGGTTGCCCTGGTCTTGGTTGGCCTGTTTTTCTTTTTCTGTGGTAGGAATCATCTTGCCCTGCTGAACACCAGCCACAATGCCCTGTGCCTGTTCCCTGGAGATGGTGGGGAATGCGGCAACAATAACAGAAATTGCACCATCCTTGGACAATGCACCAGCCGCCACAGCATTGATAACATTGATGAGAGAGGCAACTTGCGCCCCATTGAGGGATTGGCCAATAAGGTCTTGCTGTCCTTCCACAGGCTGGCCGTCTTGGGTCTGCTGTTGGGCTTGTCCTTGGGGCTGGCCAGTAGGCAAAAGAATCTCTGAAACAGCCTGGGGAGGAACACCATACTCTTTGGCCAAGTCTTGAATCATCTTGGTTTCAATAGCCCTAGCCCTCAAAGCCGCCTCAACATCCATGCCTCTTTCAGAATAGATGTCGGATGCCGTCCTTAACCCTGCCTTAAACTCTGCAATCGCCGAAGCAGATTCCCTCCCAAGGTCGATAGACACATTGGCTCCAAAATTGAAAAAGCCCTTGGTGGTTGTCTTGCCACCACCAGAAATCATTCCCCTGGCAACTGCATCAGCAATGACAATGTTTTTTAGAGGCTTGAGAACCTTGTCGTCCAGAAGCTTTTGGTATCTCTTGAATGTTCTCCCTGCCTGTTGCATTTCAAGCCTGGCTGTGGGGCCGGACATGGAGGATGGGTCAACAGCAAATGAGTAGGGGATTCCAAGCCCCATGCAGATGTTCCTTAAGAGGATTTTGTGAAACTCTGCAAAAGCCCCGCTGGGTCTGCTGGGGCCGTCTGGGAAAATAATATCCTCTCCAGGCTCCAGGTAGGAAACCTTGCCAGCTTCCATGGATTCCAGCTTGATTTGCTGGTTATCAAAATTTTCTTCTGTGGTTAGGGCTGTTAGGTCAGAGGCATTGTTGTTGTTTCTCTTAATTACTGCACTCTGGGAACTGGCAACCTTGGCCGCTAGTTTTTCAAAATTAACAATGTCGTAAATGTCTGTGGCATCATTGATGGCTGTGTGAAAAGCAGAGATGCCCCTGTATTGGTCAATGCGAAGTGGATCAAAATAGTGGAAGCCCTGGGAGGCTGGGATTGTAACCTGGTAGGTGTAGAAATCCCCAATGCTCCTGTTGTAGATGTCATAGGCTGTGGGTGAGCCTGTGTCCCTATCAATGTGTATGCCACCAATTAGCTCTAGGCTGGTATAGGTTTTGTATGGGTCACCGAGTCTGTCTGCCTCAATACCTTGAAGCTTTAGGTTTCCATCCTTATCTCTGACCAATACAAATAGGAAGTCACCATCACGAAGCATTGAGATAGTGGCCACTTGCATGAGGGTTGAGCCTGTGTGCCTGGTTGAAAGGTCACAGGAATCAAACCACTCATTCCAATAGGCTTCAATTTCTGTGTTGGCCTTGGGGCTTTCTGTCCTGGCCTGGTAGGTGATATTGGCGGCCACATGGCTGGCAAACTTCAAGAGGAGGGAACGAACTAGGCCATTGTTTTCTGCCAGGTCTCTAGCCCTCTTCATCAACTCTACGCGGTCATAATTACTGCGGTAATCTTCAGCGCCAGAAAGATTGCTCGGCCCTTTCCTCTCCCTGGTATATTTTACAGCATCGTATTCAAACTTGGTTAGGGCTTTTTTGGCCATCATCCTTTGAACCCCTGCTTGGGGATTCACAAAGGCAACAACCTTATCTAGGAAATTTTGCTTAATCTTGCTCACGGGCCGAACTTTGCATAGGTGGTTCTGATTCTGGTTCCAGCCGCATTCTCAATGGCCAGGGTAAGCTCTGCAATGATTTCACGCACCTCTGATAGGTTCGCCCTGCTAAAGGAACGACCAGCAATAGAATAGCTTGCTCCAGCCACCGCAATCGCCTCCAGGCAAGCAACATACTTGTCCCGAAGTGAGTTTAGGGTGGCAACAGGTAAGCCAACAAAATCACCCCTCGCCATGCTCAACCTCTTCTGTCAACCCTGCTGGCATGATTTTCAGCCTCTTATGCAAGGCCGCACCCACAATGCCCATGCATTCACAATCCAATAAGTGGTTGTGTTTGCCTATCTGCTTCCAAACCCTCCTGGTTCTTCCGGTCATGGGGTTCTTCACCTCAACCTTGGTTTCTGCTGAAATATGAACCTTCCAAACTTCTGGGGTATCTTCAGCAATGAAGCCCTCAACCTTGAGAAGGTTTGAGAGAATATCCTTTATGGCTGGGTTTGACCATCTCCAGACAGGGCAAAGCTTCCACTTCCAGCCCTCCCTAGAGCCTACATTTTTACCGCTGAAGGGGTCTCCGTTGGCAATCCTGGCATAGGGTCTTTGAACCTTTTGGTCTCCCACAATCTCTGAAAAGCTTGTCCTGTCTGAACCCACAAGGGCAATGAACCCCCATTGGCAACAATGCAAATAAACATCCCTGGTTTGATCTCCAGAATCTACAAATACAGCCCTTGGCTCAACATTAAACTCATCAGCCTTTGCCTTGATGTCTCCCCAGGTTTCAAGCCTTCCAGCCCATACAAGCCTACTCTTACCCTCTAAATCCCAAGCCCTCACAACACACCAGGCATGGAACCCACCAGCCTCTTGGATGTCACAAGCCATGATAGCCTTTTCACCCATCCTAACTTCTCCCATTTTGTATGCTCCTGGCACTATCTCAACCCTCTCTTGGTCATGCTCCATCCAAGGCTCTGCCAGAACCCTGTTCACAAAATCTTGAAGCCCTATGATTCCGCTGTGCTTGTCTTGTAGGAACTTGACTGCAAGGCTTCCAAAAGTCACCCAGGGTGGGTATAGACCATTGAGATGGTAGCTCCTTCTGCCTGGCTCGCCCTTGGGGTTGGTTGGCCTCCACTCACCTTCCCTCAACATCATTGTTTTATGGCCATCCCTAATGGGCTTGTTGCATTCCTCGCACTCATAGAAAGCAGTATTTTTAACTAGGGAATAGTCATAAACTCCATCCTCAAGCTTGGCCTTTTCATCCCATTTCACCCTCTCCCAAATCAGCTTTTGTTTGTGGCCACAATGTGGGCATGGCACAAAATAAAACCTCATATCCCCCTTCTGCCATTCAGACCAAATTATGGAGTCTGCTGTGGTTGGGGTGCTGGTTGAAACCACAAGATGGTTGGGGTAGGTGGCAACTCTAGCCTCTGCCAACTGCAAGGCTCCAGCCTCTTTTGAATTTGTGCCATCAGAAAATTTATCAACCTCATCGAGCATCAAAAGTGAAACCGACCTGGAGGAAAGATTGGCTGGGCTATTTGAGCCAACAAACCAAAGGGACATCTTCCTAAAATGCTGTTCCAGAATCTTGATTTTGTCTGTGTTCTCTGGCTTCTCCTTGGAAAGGATTGGGCAGTCATCCACCATGGGGAGCCACCTGGTTTCACTAAAAGACCTGGCCAATGCCTCTGATGGCATCACCCAAAGGGCTGGGCATGGTTGCTCTGCCAGCCTATAAGAAAGACCAGCCAGGATGGTGGTTGTCTTGGATGTCTGCGCCCCCCAAACCAGGGTAATTCTCCTTACTGAATCATTCCCAAAAGCCTCAAGGGGTTCCCTTACATAGGGTGTAAGATTGGTGCTATACGGCCCTGGTATGTTTGTAATTCTTGGTGAAAGAACAAGGTTCTGTTCACACCACTCTGAAATTGATAGGTGCTTCCTTGGAACAAAGAAGCTTTTCATGAATGGCAGGGGCTTCATTCATCTTAAAAGCAGATAGCCTTTGGCATATGCTTCCATTGGGTTTCTATGAATCCACTCATGGCAAGAATGGCATATAGCCATAAAATGCTCTGTGTCGTTCAGCCTGTCTTGAAACCTTCCCCTTTTGTGGTGAATCTGTGTTGCCCTCTTCCCACAACAATCACAGAATGGATATTTTTCTAAATACAGCTTTCTTGTTTCTGAATAAATTTTATTCTGCTTGGCTCGTTTCTTTGAAACTGGCCGCAGTCTGCCACCCCTTTTTAATGGGGTTTTTCTTTTAAGCGGGGAGCGTTTCATTCTGTCATTGAAAGCACAACACAAACCACAATAAAGCCCCCAAGAATAACCATAAAACATTCATTCATTT